CCCATGCGTCGGTGTTCTGCTGAACATCGTGAAACTCAAACATTGCCGCCCTCCTTGCACTCGGCAATGAGTTGTTCCTGGTGCTCTTGGCTCATGTCGGCATAGCTCAGCACGGCGTCGAGGTTCCCGTCTCGCATGAACGCCGCCTTGGCCCGCTTCCACAGGTTCGCCACTTCCGGCGTGATCTGCTTTTTCTCTTCGGGTGCGTAGGGGCTAATACGCAGGCCCTCAACGGTGTCCTTGCCGAACTTGATACCGGGATCGACATAGACCGTTACGCGCACGTTCTGCCAGTCGTCAATGAATGCCGATCCAGTCAGGCCCTTCATCGTCTTGCTGTTCGTGGCATTGAGGATCATCGGCTTCAGCTTCTCGCCTGGCCGAATCTCGCGTTCCACAAAGTGAGCCGTATTGAAAAGGTCTTTGGTCTTCTTCGTCTTATCGCCTTCAAGGGCCACGCGCTTGATCGTCAAGACGGTAGGCTCAACAATGTCAGCGCTCGACAGGTACGGGCTATCAAAAGCCTTCCTGTAGTGGGTCTTCTCAGTCATAGCGTCACTCCATCAATGAATGCACCCAGCGCCCATGCGCCAAGCACGAAGCAAACGAGCGCGGCAGTGCGAAACTTCGGCGGAAGTGCTCGCCACAGCGGCTCAAGCGGGAAGATGTGGGACAGGTCTACGTCACGCATTGCTGTCTCCTGATGAGCCCGACTCGCTTGCTTTGTTGCGGCTGCAAATAAAGCGCTGAACGTCGCCGCGCTGGACCCGGCCCTCGTACTGCCACTTCTTGCGGCTCGGCCAATAATCCAGACGCTTGCCTGCCAACTGGCGCGACCAATGAAACTCGGTATGTTTCACCCATCCGCCGTCATCCTCAGCCTTTGCCTGCTCCATGAAGCGGGCGCGGTCAGCAGCAAACTTTTCTTTTGAGTGCGACTTGAGCGCATCCCATAGCGGGTCGCGGTCGTGGCTCATGGCGCCGCCTCCACCATCGTCTTAAACAGGTGCGCAACGCCAAACCATGCGGCAGGCAGAGCGAGCACCCAAATAGCGACCACAAGCACCACAGTGACAAGGCGGGATTGCTTCTCGTCGGCCTCGCTGTAATCGTCTGCGCCAAGCTCGGAGCAGGCTTCGGCGGCAATCGTCGGCGTGTAGCGGCCTTGCTGGTCGCAGCCCTGCGGAACGAACGTGCGCGGAGAGGTCGCCCACTCGGCGGTATCGTCCATGCCTTCGTGGCCGGGATCGCGGGCCATGGGGATGAGGATGTCGCTCATTGGTCACCCCCGATCTGGTCGGCCAAGTCATCGGCATGGAACTCGGCGTGCTTGCTTGCACGGTCTGCAACCCAGCCCATGAGGCGGGTCTTGATGACTTCGCCACGGATGCCGGCGTTGATGATCTCGAACAGGTCAGCAATGGCCTTCTCGCCATCCGCATCGCTGAACGAGTCGTGCAGCACCTCGCCGATAGGCATGGCGCGCTTGTTGAATCCTGGCGTGCTGACCTTGGCATAAGCGCCAGCGCGGAATGCGTTGACGAACTCGTTTGCCAGCAGCGTGCGTGCGGCTTCGTAGTTCGCCAGGCGCTGCTCGATTCGGGCGCCGGCCTTGTTCTCGGCCTGGCTGACGTAGCACGGTGTTTCCATCTCTGCCCCTTGTTGGCTTGCGATGGAGCTATTGAACCATAGTTAAACCGAGCCTGTCAACCATAGTTCAGCCAAAGATGAAAAAAAGCCCACAAGCGTGGGCGTGTTGCGTTTAGGAGTCTTTTGACAGTGCTGCCCTTATTGGCATGTCGGGATTCGTGCAGCGCACAGAAGTGCCGCTCAAGCTTTTTACGGTGTAGATGGAGCCATCCTTGTCTCTGATCTTCGATCCGACAACTGCGGCACGGCCCACGCAGTGCTCACCCTCCGCGCCAGTGACCGCATCGCTGGCCTTCGCTATCAGCGACCCGGGGATAAAGACGAAGAAGCAGCCCGAGAGCTGCGTGCAGGCGACAAGCGCCCCAGTGAGAAACAATGCTTTCATGTGGCCTCCCTGGCCTGCTGGTTAAAGATCTTCCCATCCGCGCATCGGAGCGCGCAGCACAGCGACGATCTGCACGCCGTCTCTGATGTGCTCAAAGCTTCGATAGTTCGGGTTTGTGGCGGCGGCGATCCAGTCGCCAGGCGCTTCGGATTGGCGCAACTGCCGCAAGTGCAGTCCGCCAGACTTGTCTCTGACGATCACGCCGGCCCCCGGCTTGGCCTCGCTGGCCCGCCTGAACAGGAACTCATGCCCAGCTCTGGCAAGGGGCGCCATGGCGTCATCAGGTGCCACAGCAATAAACGACTCCGCAAGCGTGCCGTTTCGGTCTTCGCTCATCAACTGCTCCCATGTAAGTGGAGAGACAGTTTGCATTTGGAAGTCGCTCATTGAGTGAGCCACTGGCTGAATTCCGGGTAATTCCGGCCCTTCGCCTGAATGCTTTGCCCCCACTCCCCGGGACAACCACCGAGAGGAGACGCCCAAGAAGGCTGCGGCCTCGTCATTGTTCGAGGCAGTGAAGGCCCCCGACTTGCCATCCAGCACCTTCTTGACCGCTTGGTAAGAAATCTTGAGGTGCTTTGCAAGCGCGCTTGCGGACACGGTGCGGTCGCGCATGGCCTCTGCGAGCCTGTCTTTGTATTCAACCATGGTTGCAGATTGTGCGAAAAAAGCGCTGAACAATGGTTGCCAAGTGTCGTGAACTATGGTTCAATGAGGCATGCTTAAGTCTGAAGCCATCGAACTTTTGGGGGGTTCTATCCCCGCCGCCGCGAAGGCAATCGGCATTACTTACCAGGCCGTTGACAAGTGGCCGGAGGTGCTTTCCGCAAGGATCGCCGACCGTGTTCTTGCTGCTCTGGCCCGCCAGCAGCAACAGCCGCGCAAGCGCCGCACCAAGGCGGTGGCCTGAATGATTACTCCACGCCAGCCTGTTGCCCAGCGGATTGACTCCCCGCTGATGGCTGGTGTTTGCCGCTGCCCTCATGGCGCGGCTTTTTTCTGCTCGCGTCGCAGCTCTTCGGCTCGGCGCTCCAAGTCTCTCGCTGTCAGTTCGTACAGCCGCGAGAGAAACCGTCGCAGTGCTGCTGCCGCCCATGTGGTGTGTGGTGTGTCCATGCCTCTCACTTTCGTTTTTTTTGCTCGGTGAGCAAAGTCAACCGGAGACAACAAGGATGAGCTTCGTAGACGACGCCCAGGAAGAGCTAGTTCTGGCTAGGGCTCCGCAGAGCGTGGATGTGCCCATCGAGATGATCCGTGGCCGCAAGAACAAGGGTGCTGCTTTCACCTTGGCTTGCGATGCCAGCGGCCTCGACGACAAGGAAATTTACATGCAGCTCAGCATGGACAAGGCGCAGTTCTCGCGCATCAAGTCCGGCACTGCAAACCTTGACGACGACTCGCTGCGCAAGTTCTGCGATGTGGTCGGAAACCGAATCTATCCCGAGTGGCAGGCCTATCAGGTCGGCTGCACTTTGGTGATGGTCAAGACCGAGGCTGAGCGCCGCGCCGAAGAGGCGGAGAAGCGCGCCCAAGCCGCCGAAGCTGAGAACCGACTCATGCGCCAGTTGCTGGCGGGGAGGGCCGCGGCATGAAGATCCACGCCGGAGCACTCTGCAAGGTCATTGGCGGGACCGATGGCCTGAACGTAGGCAAGACCGTCGAAGTCACTGCCCTGCGTGGTGAGCACTCTGAGCTTGGCCGCATCTGGCGCTGCCGCGCTGTCGATTGCCAACTCATTACTGAATACGGCGGAGTGGGCATCACTGCTGACTTCGCGCAAAGCTGGCTCCAGCCCATCCCCCCTGTCACGGCAAAGCCAGCGCAGGCGAAGGAGGCTGCATGACCTACGCCGAGAAGCTGCGCATGTATAGCGCCCAGAAGGCGTATTGGATCGCCCGCAACCCCAACGCGACACCCGAGCAGATCGAGGCTGAGTGCCGCCGTATCGCGGAAAGGCTGGGCATCTGATGGCCGGCATCAAGAAAGCGATTCGGTTCGCCTATCTGGTCGCAACGCTCGGCAGCGTGTCTAGCGCTCGCTGGGTGATGGACTACGAGAAAGAAGAGGGGCGGCCTGATGTCTGCTAATTGGATCAAGATGCGCACCAACCTATGGGACGACCCGCGTGTAGCGAAGTTGTGCGACCTGACAGAGCAAGGCGAGGCCGCTGTGATTGGCGGGCTGTACTGGCTCTGGGCTATGGCTGACGCTCACACGGCGAACGGCATTCTTCCGGGGCTGACATGCAAGGCTATCGACCGCAAGACTGGCGTGCAGGGTCTTGGTGATGCCTTGTGCGAAGTCGGCTGGCTTGCGGATCATCCAGAAGGCGTGCGGATCATTAGCTTTGAAGAGCACAACGGAGCATCTGCAAAGAAACGCTGCCAGACTGCAAAGCGCGTCTCAAACTTCAAAACAGGTAACGCACAAGAAACGCACAACAACGAAGAAGGTAACGCAGCAAGCGTTACTAATGCGTTACCAGAGCGTTACCTAGATAAGATAAGAATAGAGAATACAGGTACTAACGTACCTGCCGCGAAGGATCGCGTCTGGACCCTTGGTCCGGCTTTGCTTGGCGAGAAGTCCCGCGGCCTGCTTGGCAAGCTGGTGGCCCAGTACGGCGAGGACGTGCTGGCCGATGTTCTGAGCGCAGCAGCCACAGAGGAACCCGGCGAGCCAAAGGCGTGGATCGTCAAGGCCTGCGAGGCCAGGAGCAAGCAACAAGCGCAGGCCGCGAAGCTTGGCGGCTATGCGGAATTGTTCGCCGACCCCAAGCCGCAATGGGCGCTTGATGCAGGGTTCGCCAACCGATTCGAGGCCAACAACGACGGCTGCTTTGAGCACAACGCCGCGCAGTTCCGTGACGGCAAGAAGGTGGCCGCATGAACGCCGCCGAACTCTCTCAGCGCATGGCTGACCAAGCCGAGCAAATCGCGCAGTACCTGCTGCCGCAGGGCAAGAAGTCGTCGGGCGAGTGGAAGGCCGGCAGCATCGGCGGCGAGCCGGGCCAGTCGCTGTCGGTTCGCCTGACTGGTGCCAAGAAGGGCGTTTGGAAGGACTTTGCAACGGGCGAGGCGGGCGATCTGCTGGACCTGTGGGCGGCGTGCCGTGCTCAGTCGGTGGCTGAGGCCATCCGCGATGCGAAGGCTTACATGGGCATCCGCGACGACCGGCCCGAGCCTGTGCGCAAGGCCTATGTCCGCCCCGAGTCGCCGAAGTGCCACGCGCCCCGTGCTGGTGTGGCGGAATGGCTTGCATCCCGAGGCATCGAGGCCACGACCATCGCGGCCTTCAAGGTCCGGGAGATGGAGCGAGGCGGCAAGACGTTCGCAGTGTTCCCGTACCTGCGCGACGGCGAACTGGTGAACGCCAAGTACCGCAACGTTGCCGACAAGCGCGACATGCGCCAAGAGGGTGGCGCTGAACCCTGCTTGTTTGGCTGGCACCTGATCGCCCCAAAGGCGCGCACTGTGGCGCTTTGCGAGGGCGAGATTGACGCGATGACGCTGCACCAGGCCGGCATCCCCGCGCTGTCGGTCAACGCTGGCGCAGGCAATCACCAGTGGATCGAATCGGACTGGGATCGTCTGGAGCGTTTCAGCGAAATCCTGATCTGCTTTGACAACGACGAAGCGGGCCAGAAGGGCGCTCAAGAAGTGATCCGCAGGCTGGGTGCCGAGCGCTGCAAGCTGGTCAAGTTTGGTGCCAAGGACGCGAATCAGTGGCTGATGGACGGCGCATGTGGCGAGGACTTCCACAACGCAATCCGGGACGCCAAGCCGCAAGACCCGGAAGAGTTGGTGCAGTTCGCCGACTACATCGGCCAGGTTCAGTCGATGTTCTACCCGGACGCCAACGCGCCCAGCTTCCCGGTGCTGCGCATTGGGCACAAGGACTACGGCTGGTTTGAGTTCCGCCCTGGCGAGTACACGGTCTGGACCGGCATCAACGGCCACGGCAAGAGCCTGATGCTGACTCAGGTTCAGATCGGCCTCGCAAGCCAAGGCGAGCGCGTGATGATCTTCTCAGGCGAGATGACCCCGCAGGCCCAGCTCAAGCGCATGGTCAAGCAACTGAGCGGCCTTGATCGCCCAACGCCGGCCTACATCAACGCCATTGGCGAGTGGGTGCGGGACAAGTTTTGGGTGTTCAACCTTGTCGGCTCGGCTCCATTGGACAAGCTGCTGGAGGTGTTCGCCTACGCGAATCGCCGCTATGGCATCCGTCAGTTTGTCATCGACTCGCTGATGGTGACGGACGTTCCCGACGATGGCCCTGGCTTTGTGACGAAGCAGAAAGAGGCCGTCCAGAAGATCGCCAACTTCTCCAAGCGCACCGGCTCGCATGTGCATCTTGTGGCGCATCCTCGCAAAGGTGCCGACGAGTCCAAGAGCCCCGGAAAGCTGGACGTTTCAGGCAGCGGAAAGATCACCGACCTGGCCGAGAACGTGTTCAGCGTCTGGTCCGCACGCAAGGAAGACGGCGAGCCTTTGGACGACAAACCCGACGCGCTGCTGGAACTCCACAAGCAGCGTAACGGAGAGGTGCAGCACTACAAGTGCTGGCTGTACTTCAACAAGCAGGCGCAGCAGTTCTGCGTCAACCCGAATCGGCAGGCAGTGGCAGTCGTTGACTTTGCCGGCCCTGCTTACACCAACCGCGCACCTAGCGCAGATACGGAGATCCTGTGACCCAGTACGACAACACCAACACCGGAATGCTTGCCCGCAACGACCGCAAAGAGAGGGACACGCATCCTGACTATCGCGGCTCTATCAATGTCGGCGGCGTTGATTACTGGCTGAGCGCATGGGTGAAGGAAGGCAAGGCCGGCGGAAAGATGGAGGGCAAGAAGTTCTTCAGCCTGTCGGTGCAGCCCAAGGATCAGCCTAGCGAAGAGCGCCAGGAGCGCCCCGCAAAGACCCACGGCGACCGCAAGGGTGGGCCGAACAACCGGCCCGACTTTGACGACGAATCGGATTCCATTCCATTCTGAGGGGCAGGACATGAAGCCATTTATCGCAGCACAAATCCTGGCCTACCTCCGCGCCAATCCGAACGGCACCTATGACGACATATCTGCCAAGTGCCGCCAGAACTTCGACAGCGTGGCGAAGGCTATGCGGAAGCTCCAGGCCGCCAAGATGGTGACCGCAACAATGCGCGGATGCCAGAAGGACTGGGCCATCACGGAGAAGGGTAGGACAGCGGATAAGCAAAACCCGCTCGGCAGTGGATCGCGCCGTTATGGCATCCCTGCCAAGACTCAAGCCTTCTCTGAGCGTTTGTATCGTCGGCGCGAGGCTGATGCAGCGGCTGCGGCCATGAAGCGCAAGTTCAGCGGCCCAGTGAACGGCAACGGAGTCGAGCCCATCACTCTGCCGCCGACAAAGGCGGGGCAGTTGGTGCATGAGGTGCCGGCCTTCTTCAGTGCCCAGCGCCCCGGCGTGTATGTGCTGGATCCGTCTAGCTGTGCAGCGAGGGCCGCATGAGAACCCCGCAGCAAGTGGCAGACGCAATCAATGCAATTGGCGGCATGAACTGCGAAGTGATGGCTATCTGCCTGCGCATGATCGGCCCCGCCTTTGATTGCGGATTGGTCGATGAACTGAAGGCGCTCAAGAACGCCGCAAGCGAGCTAAACAAGGCAGCAGTCGCAAAGCTTGGGTATGAGAAAGAGAGGGCCGCATGACACGAGACACCCTAGAAAACCAAATCCTCGCCTTCTTTGACCAGAACCCCGAGGAAGAACTGACGACCGAGGACGTTCAGATCAAGTTCGGACGCACGATGAACAACACCAGGATTGTGGTGCAGCGGCTCGCTGATCGCGGCATTCTCGTCCGCACGCCCGCAAAGATCGGGAAGGATGCGCGGACTTGGGGATTCGTCTACAGCCTGGCTAAAGAGATGGAGGCGGCATGAGGAAGAAAGCCAAAAGGCGCAGCAGCGATCTTGTCAACACGATCACCAACCCGGTGTGCGTGGCTATCGAGAAGGCGAACATGCTGAAGTTTGCGCGTGGTGCCTCGCTGGCTATCTACGTCATGGATGACGGCGCGGATTGCATGTCCCTCATGCATGGAATCGCCAACACCATCGCAACCGCGACAAAAGCAATCGAGGGCATGGACGATCCGCATTTGATCGGTGACCTGTTCAAGGAGAGCCTGGATTTGCTGGTGGAGGCATCGAATCGTGGATTCACATGGCGCAAGGCTGACGCGGATTCATTCGATACATCGCTCGGCTATGCCATTGATGTGCTTACTGGCATCAGCCCAATGGAGCGCGTAGATGCTGCGATCTGGACCAGCCAGTGCGAAGCCAGGGCAGCAATGCATCTGTCGGCACGATGAAGCCTCGCAAATGCAAAGCCAAGGGATGCGGCATTGCCTTCACGCCTCAGCGAATGGGGCAGTCGGCGTGCTCTCCCCCCTGCGCCATCGAAATCGCCCGAGCCAAGAAAGAGCAGGCCGAAACCCGAGCCCGAAGCGATGCACGCAAGGCTGACCGGCAGAAGCGGGAAAAGCTCAAAACCCGATCCGACTGGATCAAGGAGGCCCAGATTGCTGTCAATTCGTATGTACGTCTGCGAGACGCAGGAAGAGGCTGTATCAGTTGTGGAGTCCCTCTCGGAAGAGGATCAGTCGGCGGTG